GAACTTTTCGCCATGTTTAAGATAAAGATTGCGGAACCATTTTGGCCCAACGTTTAGCATCCAATGGCGGAACATAATCCATTTAGGATTGTCTTGCCCATAGACTTCACGCGCCACCCAGCAACCCATATTAAAGCCACCAGAACCACCAAGGATATTCATGGCTCCAGCAAACATACCGGCGTTAATTTTGGCGTTTGATTGATTTGCCGCCGCAGTTTGATTGGTGTAATCACCATACATAGATGTGCCGGGTTGAACGTAATTAAACCCAGTTGAGGTTGTTCCAAAACCACCGGCTTGTTGGCCTAAACCACCAAGTTGACCGATGCCACCAGAACGACCAAGAATCATTGCGTATGGGTCTTGAGATGTTTGTGCTAACAAACCACCTGCTCCCATAAGTTGTTGCTGACCAAGCATAGCGTTTTGATACTGCGCTTGTTGATTAGCTTGACCATAACCAAGACCGTATTGCCCACCAAGCTGCTGTGCTTGTAGGTTAAGCTGTTGGTTGGCCTGTTGAGCTTGAAGATTGGCTTGAGCTGCTTGCATTGCCGCTTGTTGGTCTGCGGAACCATAACCAAGACCAAGTTGACCAGTCCCTTGTTGAGCCTGAAGACCAAGCCCTTGCTGTTGGGTTTGCATCCCAGCCACATTGCCAGCGTATTGTTGTGCTTCCTGAAGACGCGCACGTTGCGCCGAATCCAAATTAAGTGCTGTCGTAGCTGCCGTAATGGGGTCTTGAGCGCGGCCCATCAGATTGTATTGAGAAGCCACTTGATTGGCAATTCCAGATACATCCTGCTGACTAAGTTGTCCACCAGCCGCAAGTTGATTAGCTGCACCAGCTTGCATCTGATTAAGAAGCGGGTTTTGACCAGCAGATAGTTGTGGCCCAGCCCCTAATTGTTGAGCTTGAATCTGATTAGGAAGACCTTGTTGCGAGAACTGAGGAGCAGCCCCAAGACCCTGAATTGGTTGACCGTTAGCCAAAGCCCTGTCCGTAGCGGCTTGCTGAAGCTGCATCAACTGCGGATTAGCTTGTTGGAACGCTTGAACCGCTTGTTGTCCTAAAGAACTTACATCAGTAATGTCTGCTTGACGTTGATAACGATTAAGTTGCGCTTGTAGGTCGCCAATAGCGGGAGCTTGCTGCGAATACGTTTGAAGCAACTGCGGTAGCTGTTGTTGCAGAATGTTAGAATAAAGCTGCGCGTATTGCGGAGCATATTGTGATTCCGCCGCAAACTGCTGTGGAGCAAGTGCAATTTGTGATTGCAGAACATTAGAATATGTCTGCGCCGGGTCTGGAGTTACTGGTGCTTGAACTGTGGTTGAGCCGAAACAGGGCATAATTTTTAGTGGTTAAGATTTTTAATGTGCCAAACACTTTCACCAAGCTCAGAAAAGCCTAGTTTTGGCATATATTTGAAATAAGGGGAAATTTTTGCACATGGCATGAGGTATTGCTTTATGCCCATTAACTTTAATTTATCTTCAACTTCGTGCAAAACCCTAACGCTTTGCAGAGCAGTCATTTTTTTACTATCAGACCAAACCATTACAACTGGAGCGGAACAAACTGAAGCGTATCCAATAATGTCATTATCATTATTTTTAAGTATATGGCTTGGATAAAGAACCATGTGATTGTCTTTTTTAGCGGCCTCAACAAGCGGATTGAAGTCTTCTAAAGAAAACGGAACAAGTGTGCTTGATGGAATCATCTAAAATTATTGTTTGGGTTGATTTTTATTAAACAAACTACCGAAGTTAAAGGCTTGTTGAGGCATTAAGCCTCCTTGCGTATTTTGCTGAAGGCTAGTTTGTCCTTGTTTATCAGGGCTAAAAAAAGACCGAACTTTATCTTTAAACAATCCGCCTCTATCTTGGCTATATCCAGCCCAAGGTTGCGCTTGTTGACCGGCTTGGCCTTGCTGCCCTTGTTGGCCTTGCTGACCATAAACAAGTCCACGGAGATAAGGAGTTAAAATGCCTTGTTGTTGTCCTGAGTTAGCTTGCATTTGCCGCATTTCATTAAATCGTTGAAGATACTGCTGCATTTCCGATTGTTGTTGCGGTTGTATTTGTGGCGCAGCTTGTGGAACATAATTAGCAACAGATTGCCCGCCGCCATATCCTTGCATATTACCATTAGCTTGTGGCGCAGGAGATATACCACCAGCGGTAGGTGCATTAGCAATGGGAGGTTGGGCTGGATTTTGTGATGATGGGCTACACATATAATTAAATAATTTTAACGGTTAAACGGATAACGATTTTCAATCTTGGACGTTGGGGGCAACTTCTTTGAGGTGACCGTCTTTTTCGAGAGTTTCTTTTAACAACTGCAAAGCGGTTTCTACGGCAAAATAACCAGAACGGCTAACTTTGCCCGCATAAACGGGTTGTGTGGCTTCATCTACAATTTGTAAGGCTTCTTTTATGTTCATAGGTTAAATTGTCATACAATCAAAAGTTAAAGATACGTTATTGGAATAAGCCACGGTGCTTGCGCTGTCTGTTACTTTGCAACGCCATGTGCCAGTCTTTGTGCCATCTGACGCAAAGTAAGCGTAGAACTGAGTTGTAGAATTGCTGGAGTATTGGGCAGAGATATTGCCATCCCCACTTACAAACTCCCAAGCATAAGTGTATGGACTAACACCACCAGTAGGTGTGCAAACCGAAGAATCTGTTGTATAAACATTTGTTGGTGGATTTACGCCACTTCCAGACAACAAAGTAGGTGAAGCAGTTGCGCTTAATGGAACAGCATTGTAAGTCGTTGTAACCGTAACAGATGAACAGTCAGCCGTATTTGGAGTCGGAGTAAGCGAATCCGTAACGGTGCATTTCCAATAACTTGTGTAAGTATTAGTGGGCGCACCAGTCCGGCTAAATGTAGTTGAAGAAGACGTAGAACTGTTTGCAGAAGTATTGGCGTCTCCACTTGTTCTTGTCCATATATAGGTATATGGCGACAGCCCACCACTAGCGGTAGTGGCTACTGAGCCAGTAGTGACAACTCCGCTGCCTTGGATTGTTCCGCTGGCAAGCACCGGCGTAACGCTAAGAGCAAGGGCGGCTAAGCTGTAAGTTAATGAAATACTTACGCTGCCTGCATTAACCGAGTTAGAAAGACTATCTGTAACTACGCACTGATAGCTTGCCGTAATTGTGGAGGGCGCGGTTCCAGTATATGAAAAAGTTGTAGTTGCGGAAGTTGAACCACTAAGCGTAAGCGTTGTTCCGCTAACTTTTGTCCATGCGTAAGTGTAACTTCCAGACCCACCAGAAGCTGCTACAACTACCGAGCTAGTCGTAATTGAACCATTTCCAGTTGTAGAACCAGAAAGAGAATTTGTGCTTAATGAAGCACTCATGGTCGAAAGCTGAAAAGCTACCGATACCGAAACATTGCTAGTAGATGCTGAATTTCCAGAAGCATCTTTAACAGCACACGACCAAATAGCTGTTTTAGATGAAGGGGCTGTGCCTGATGCAGTCCATGAAACGGAAGAAGCCGATGCACTGCTAATGCTAATTGTAGCATCACCGCTGCCCCTAGTCCAAGTATAAGTATAAGGACTTATGCCACCAGACACTGTAACCGCAACTGCGTTTGTCGTGTAAGGCCCATTGCCTACGCCCGAACCACTAGCAACGCTTGTGCTAAGAGAAGCAGCAAGCAAATATGACGTAGAAGAAACTCCTGCTACGGTATGGAGGGCAATAATCATTACAGTTGAACAGACCAGAACGCTTTAACCGAAGCATCAGTTGTGCTGGTTGGAATTAAAGTAAGTATAGCTGTTTTGCTTGCGGCAATCGAAGCCGGGGCAGCAGAACCAATCCACACCCATCCAGCAGGCCAAGAGATATTGCGAGCCGTAGAATCAGAAGAAACAATTAACTGTTTGGCGCGCCCAGCCGCCAAATTGCTTGTGTTAAAAGTAATGTCACCAGTTAGGGCAAGCGTTTGAAAATTGTTTGTGCTTAAATCTAAAGTAACCGTGCTGGCATAAGTAATTGCTAAAATAACTGTTTCGTAGCGAGTAGAACTAACAAGCGTTAGTCCACTTAATGTGCCACTAGAACCAATGCCAAGAGCAGTAAGTTGTGCAGCAACGGAACCCGCAGCAATGATTGCCCGCCCATAAGTGTCACAAGAAATTTCTTCCCAGTCACCCGTTCCGGCGGTAGAACGTCCAATAAGTTTGCCAGTTGCGAGTGTAACTTTGCCAGTGTTGACAAAATTATTAAGATACGTCGCATCGCAAGTATCGCCGTTTACGGCAGAAAAGCCTGATACAAGTGTAAGTGCCATAAGATTAGTGGGTTGTGGTGTATTTGCGGTCTTGCACGAAAGCGGATACTGTT